ATCTTTAATAAACCAAATATACATATAAAGAAAAAGGATGTCAACAAGTTAATGCTAACATCCTTTAAATTTATTTAAATGGGTTGTAAATCAATCAACCTCCACATAAGATTTGTTGTAGTTGATGTAAACCACCAATGTAAGATTCAACACCGTTCTCTACTACAGTGACCATAGGCATTGTCTTGTGGGTTTTATTAATTTCAACAAACTTGCTTAGGTCATAATCTTTACCAAACAACAGATAATCATACTCACAACCTTTAGACTCTAATAACTGTTTTGCTGAAGTACAACTTGGACAGTTTGTCTTCCCATACACTTTAAACATTACTTACCCCTCTAAACCAAACGTGATTAGTGCGTTATAAACTTTTAAATCCACAACATCTTTGTATTTTTCGGCTAACTTTTTAGCCATCTCTAGCTTAGCTGTTAGGTATGCTTTCCTAGCTGAAACCTCGTCTATAAACTCACCAAGATACTTATACTTACCTTTTTCAGAAACGAAAGCTTCATACTTAGACTTCTTAGGTAAAAACCTATACCCTTTAGCACCTTTTGATGAAATTAAAAAACTATTAATTTCAGGCGGTACAAAACAACAAGTTTCAGGTGAATAGGTGTTGCCGTCACCGAGTAAGTCCTTATCTAGCACAAAACCTACCTCATGTTTTTGACTATTAAACCAAGAGATAAAAGTTTTTAAACTTCTCCATTCATCGCAAACAGAAGTAGTTACATAGGATGCAGACGATTTGTTTCTTTTCCCATAACATCTAGTTATACAACCTTTCCAAGCGTTATATTCTGGAAGCACAAACTCTTTACCGCAACTTGTTTTCCACTTAACAGTGTACTCAACATCATTAATTCCGAAACCTACCAATGTCTTACATTTCGCCATAACCTTTCCTTAGTGGGTTGATATTATTCACACATCTCGCAACCAAAACGCTCATAGTTACCACCACGACTTGAATAACAATAATATAAACCATTAACATTGTCATCCAACAAAGCTTTCTTATGAATGTTACCAATATATTCAGGAGTATCGCTACCCGATAAGTATAAATTAATACTTTGTTGTTGATCAATGTATGGTTGTCGTTGCGCGCACAAGTCTAAATGAGCTTCCATAGGTGTTTCAAAAGCATTACGGAACACATCTTTTAAATGCTGTGGCATCCATTTACACTTCTGAACACTACCTTTATTTTGGGCAATGAAGTTAACATTCTCTTGTGTATATTGACCAAGCTCTTTCATAACCTTTAACAGTTCTGTGTTGATACGGAAAATATCACCACCAACTGTCTCTTTAACTCGCACTAACGCTGTCTCAGGGTTAATACTTTCTGTTGGGGACTCTTTAGCTAATTCAGCAGATGATTTTGTTGGAGGCATCATCATCACTGTTGCGTTACGTTTACCATAACCTTTAAGTTTATCAGGCTCACCTAACACTTCAGCTAACCAAGCATTACACTCATCTAAATCGTTACGCATTTTCTTAAAGATTTCTTCGTTCAAAATCATTGAATCAAAGCTTCCGAATACGATACGTTTCTTCATCAGCAAAGAGTGGAAACCACACACACCTGTACCAACAGCACGAAAGTCTTTTGTGAACTTTAACACCTTAGATAAGAACACTCGACTTTCGCCTGTTTTCTTTTCAATCTCCTCAATGTATCCACTTACATTACAATCCTGCATAATGTGTAGGATATGGTAAAGGTGTTCTGGAAACTCTTCATACAAAGCTAGGTTAGCGTTAATGATTACACAAGTAAATGAGTATTCGTCATTTGCTGGCAAGTTAACTTCATTGCAAAGGTTAGACGCATGAACTTTTAAACCTAAATCTTTAAAGACTTGTGCTTTATTTCGGTTCATGGTATCAATTTTTGTGAAATATCCTTTACCTGTTTGCATACGAACTTGAACAACACGACCAAAACGTCTAATAGCTTCTTTGTCACCATTCTGTAACCGTCCAATAAAATCATCACCGATCAACCAAGAGATGTTTAATGAATCGCTTTCAGCGAACAACTTATTTGCAATCTTATCAAAATCACCGTGTAAAATATTTACACCGAATTGTGTTTGTCCACGTCTAATACCCTGATTAATTTCAAACGTACTTTTCTGCATATCATCAATTACAGGCTCAATACCAGCGCTAATGTTTCCATCTTTATCATAAACTGTACCTTCAGCTAACCAATCCGACACAGACATAGAACAACCGTGTGAGTTCTTAATTAAAACCTCTAACTCTCCACGAATAAACGCTTTAGATGCTACACTGTTACCCATATGTTGTCCACAACAACTGACTGTTAAACCACGTTGAGGTAAACCAGCATTAGCTTTTAATGGTGTAGACAGAACAGCAAAACCGTCCCATACAACATCAAAGAATACTTGTTCATAAGTTTTACCTTTTGTATATTCATCTTCTTCCCACCAATCAGGATAGACAGTAGGAGCATATTTTGCAAGGTATTTAGCAACAGATGTGTCACGACTACGAACTGTCTCACCTTGATAAGAATATTTATCCATAAAAAACTGTAGAGCATTTGTAGAATACCAATCAGGAATTTCACCTTTTTGCTTCCATTCATCTTTAAGTTTACGATAATCTAATTTCATTTATTCCACACTCCACAAAAACTATCAGCGTCCCACGCCATTTCATACTCTTTATTTTTACCCTTTCCGAAAAAGTCAGGTTCGGCATAAGCTACAGCATTAGTAATAAACCAAGAGTGTAGCTCACACTCACCTACGTTATACGGCAGTTGTTTGCAACCTAGACGAATGAAATAGTCATCAGCAAGCTTCTCAATTAACTTAAAATATTCTGAAATATGAACACCGTTGAAATCACCGTCATCCCCTAACAACGAAGTTAAGATATACTTCTCCAAAGACACAACATTGTGTGTTTGCTCCATAAGGGCATTGAAATATCCAACATCGTCAAACTCTAAAGACTTTTCTCGTTCAGCATAGTAGTAGTTAAAAGCTGTAGCTAAGTATTCAGAATGAAGAAGCTCATCCATTGCACTTTGTTTTGTACCTTTAACCGTAGTAGAAATACTGTTGTAACCATTTGCTTGAAATGATCTAAGCAGTGCAAACATACTAAATAAAGAAACACCCTCTACTAAACCATAAACTAAACACACAAGATGTTTGTCTTTATTCTTTAAAGTTTGTCCTAACCATTTAGCACGTTCTTTAAAGATGGGGTCTTTTGTGTAAGATAAGTAATGTTCATCTGTATTCATATCAAACACTTGAGCAATTTTATCATAAAAACGCTCATGTACTGCTCGTTCCATCATACCGATCACCAATGCACCTTCTTTACATTCAGGAGCTTGGAAATACTTAGCAAAAACTTCTGTCCAAAACTCTGCAATGTTATCCTCATATTTCCGAAACATCGGCATAATTGCTTTCAGTACGTTCTGTTGTTTATCAGTCAACTTGTACAACATCTCTAATCGGTCTTCTTCAAGAACTTTTGTTTCTGAAGCAAACCACATTTGTTTCTCAATTTGTTTATCTGACAGCTCTAGGAGTTTAGGGTACTGTGTTTCGTACCCATCATAACCTGAATCTGTAATAAAGCGATTATTACTCATATTTTATTTATTTCCTCTAACATCTTAATTTAACTCTATACCCGTTGTAATATCGAAACTTCTCTGATTCATCTTCTGATCAAGCTCTCTCATCATACTAACATCATTTGTTAAGGTTTTCGCTTGATGTGAAGCAAACCTTGTCTTTAACCAATTCACATCCTGTCGCTCCCAACAATTAATACGTAAACTGTCGTCAATACAACCGAATCTATTCTTCGTTACAACACCTTCAACAATATCAGGTTTATCAGGTAATTCACAACCAAGATTCCAAAACAAATCACGTAACGCTTTCTTAACTTTAGGACACTCAGAAAAGAAATGCTCTTTTCGTAAGTTTGGTGTAATTCTTTGCAGTTCATTTAATGTAAATGTACAAGATACTTTCATTTAAACACTCCTTGTTCAATACCTAACAAACTAAGAACTTTGTTTCTTAACTCGTGAGTTCCCTCTTCTCCATACACTCGTAAAGCTTCAAAGAAGTGATAATGAATACTCTTAGCTAAATCCTCTAAACCATTTTTATCTTCGTGTCGTGTAATGTATTTAACTACATTAACTTGAGGAAAAGATAAGTTATTAGCTAAACCATATTCAACAGGTTGAATACCTTTCTTTTTATAATGATCTCCTGCTTGTTGAACAGTTAGTGGTGAGTACAATGTTTTCTTAATCGACTCATCTTGTGAGGTGTTTATTTCATCTATGCTTTTAATTAGTTTAAAGTCTTGTATGTGATAAAAAAAACTATCATCTTTCAAAAAGACTGTATAACCGTCACAACCATCAACAAAAGCCCTATCTCCAACATTCAACATTTCTTCAACAACACCATGATCATTGTCAGTATTAATTAAACTTATAAGCTCAACCTCATCACCAACTTTAAACTTATTTACTTTATCACTCATCTTATACTCCTTAAAATTTATCAGGTAGAGCTTTAGTATAACCTTTTTCTAAAACCCTATCAACCTTAGAACACCTTTATTTGTTGTTTAATTAACCACACGAAATAATGATAGTATTCCCCACTCATATAATCTAAAGAAACAAACATCTAGTCACTTTCTAAAGCACACCAGTCAAGTTTTTACCGTTACTCGTAACACGACTAATTCCACGACAACTTACATTACCACAACGGTACAAGTCGAAGCTGCTAGTAGAAGTATAAGTCTTCTGATTCATTGGGAAAATGTCATCGCTACCACAATGAATACAACGTAACGTCTTGTTCTCAGTAACTTCATTGGTAATAATTCCTAGATTCGGAACACCTTTCATCCATCCTTGAAAACGATTGTACAAATCACGAGTTGCTTCAATGTCCTGATTACCGTAAGTCATCATCTCAATTAAAGCTTTCTCACATTCCTCGTAGTTTTCCCACTCAGCACAACGCTCCCACAAGTTACTTCCACTCGTTTCTAACTTACCATTCTCACCTAAATACATACTAACATTCTGCATTGAGTTAGATGGGAACTTAAACACACGCTTGGATTGTTCAAACAAATCTATGTGTTTAGGAGATTTTACAGGTGGTAGTCCCCAAAATAAAGCTCTTGTGTTTAATAACTTTACATCAAATCGTTTACCATTAAAAGTTACCATCAAGTCACAGTTATTGATAGCTTCCACCATCTTACACACTACGTCAAAATCATCCCCTGTCTTTACTTGCTCAGGTGTCAGCCGATAACCTTGTACAGCATCGTTATTGTAAGCAAACGAGGCTGATAAAAGGTGTGATTGCTTCTTGATTCTTCGCATTGGAATATTCTCTTGCCATATACGAAAGAAATACCCCTCTAATAAACTTGACTCTAAATCCCAAAACAAAGTACGGGGGACTTTATCGCCTTGAGTAATAAGTGGTTTATCTTTAGCTTCCCAATTAGAATAGTCGTTATAACTCATAGCTTTAAAAATATTTAAGTCTACAGTTTTGGAAAAATCTTCTTGTCTACGTTTCAAGAAGTTCTGCATAGTGGTGCGTGGAATTCCAAGCTCTTTACAAGCTGCTCGCTGCGAATAACCATCGTTAATTAACTCTAAATAGTCCACCAAATCTTGCTCTACAATCTTACTCAATCTTCATCTCCTTTAATATGTAGCAGATAACCGTTTATACACTCATCAGGTGTGTTTGGTATGTGTTTGGACGACTCTTGTGTTATTTTGTTTGTTAAGATAGGTTCTAGTTGATCTAACATTTCTTCCAAACTTGTATCAAACTTTAAACCTTCTTTAACTTTATTACTTCTCGAAACAATACCATTACTCATTTCTCTTCTCCTTCAATAACATCTTCAGGTAATACAACAAAAACTTCTTCGCCTTCTAATGTGTCGTATTTATCAATTAAATTGTAAATATCTTGTTGTAACTCTAGCTCACGTTCAGGATTACGATCTTCCCAAGCTGTGTATAAGACTTCATTATCGAACAGCATTTCTACTTTCTTTAAATCTTCAATAAACTTATCATATTCATCTTTAGGAATAAGTTTCTTATCTCCGTAATCAGACACCCATAGTACATATAACTGCTTAACTTTAATCACTTATTAACCTCCTCAACATATTCAAGTTGACATTCTTTGTAGTTCCAACCTTCTAGGTCATTTTCAAATGTTACATGGTAAATGTGTTTGCCCTGATCTAATTCGATAGCATCAACTGTACCAATATTACCAATAGTGTATTTAGGTGCGTCTATAATACGTTCTTTAAATTGAACAACCTTGACTTTATCACCAACTTTATACTTCATTACCTTTCTCCTTAACTAAACACTTCTTTTAAATCTATGTCTTGAATATCATAAAGCTCACCACCTTTCTCAACTTTTACACTCATTGTTATTGAAGGTCTCTTGTTGATAGGGTTAGTCCAATCTTTAACCTTTGTGTAAATCAAAGGTAGCAAATTACCGTTGTACTCACCTATCTCGAAGCGTTTAACCAAACCTACTGGGTCTTCTGAACTAAATAATGACATCATCTTTCTCCTTTTGAATAACTTCTAAGATTTCATTCATACTGTGTGTACGCTTCAATATGAACTTTTTAAATATTAACCTACGTTCTTTCATATTGCAACCATTTTCTAAACCATAATAAGATAAAAC